TTCACTTTTCAGTTGCGTAACTTGTTTAGACAACGCTTCATCCGCATTTGCCCGTGTTTGTTTTTCCTCACTTAACTGGGCCTTGATGTTTTGATCGACTTCACTTTTCAGTTGCGTAACTTGCTTAGACAATGCTTCATCCGCATTTGCCCGTGTTTGTTTTTCCTCACTTAACTGGGCCTTGATGTTTTGATTGAACTCTGCGGTCATTGTTTCTATCTTTTGAGACAATGCCTGCTGCCCATCCACAATTACTTTCTGGTCAGTGAATATCTTGGCGTTGGTTTCACGTTGTTCCCTAACTTCTTCTTCGCCTTTTAACGCAGTATCAATAGCAGCCTTAGCCACCGCTTCAACAGAACCAGCAACGCGAGCGGTTGTTTTCCCGGCATCAACAGCAGTAGATTCAGCCCTTTTAATGACCGCATCGTGGCTGTTTATCTTTGTTTCGATCAATTCAACTTTTTCAGTTGTTGCTTTATCACCCTCAATACGAGAATTTTTCTCTTCGAGCAAAACGGCTTCTATATTGCCTTTTACCGTTTGAATAGCCTCCAACGTTGAAGAGAGTTTTTTATCCTGCTCGTCAACAGTATTTTTGATTTTGACAATCTTAGATGCGTTGTCACCTGCATCTTTCAGGGCTTTTTTAGCATTCTCTTTTACCGTTTCAACGGAAGAATTTAGAATATCTTGAGAAGCCTTGATTTCACCTGTTATTTTGTCAATCTCATCAATTTTTTCACCCGATTCGTCAATCAAATCTTGTATTGCATCGATCTTTTTATCCGTTTCACCAACCAAATCTTGTATTGCATCAAGGTCTTCACCGGCAGCTTTGGTTTCGATTTCTTCTAATAACTCTTTACCTAGTTCGCTTGAAGTAATCTTATTCTTCAAAAAAGACAGTATATCTTTCGTAGTCGCACTTGTACCCAAGTTAGAATTTACAGGGCTTAACATGCCTCGCTTGTTAACTGCTCTGACCCAATAGAACCATGTGGCGTCATCATCCAATCCTGAATGCGTAAAGGTCGTTGATGGGATTTTTGCCAGTAAACTTGCTGTCTCTAATTTATTTGTTCTTGAGCCATAAACGTGAATAGTATCAAGATCGATTGAATCAGGGCTTATCCAAGTCAACACTATTTGCCGATAGTCCCCAACCGCGACAAGATTTTTAGGTACCCTAGGTGGCATCAGAGTACCTAACGTTTTGTACACAGTCGCTAAGGTTTCTGTTCGTCTGCCAGTAACTGAAATTGCAAATACTTCAATATCGTAACGGGCATTGTCAGCGACATTTAGGATCTCACACTGATTATCGGTGACTTCGATGCGAACCCAATTGTCTATCACATCACTGCGGCGATAACGGACAACATATTTAGGGGAACGTCCTTCCCAAAATACAATCAGTTTCACAGACAGGTTGCCGGGTGATGATAAATAAGTTGTCTCCGTCACTTGCAAACCAACGGGTTTAATGAAAGTCGGATCTAAGATGCTTGATTTAGGCGGAATGAGGATTGCCCCACGGTCAATCGCTTCAAACTTAGTCGGGTTGTGTTCAACACCAGTGATTTCAAACGTGCCTTTTTCATCACTTTCTTTCACACTCAAAATACGGATCAAAACTGGTTCTAAGTCAGGTTCAGTGATAGTCCAAATACCCATTGCCACAGGTTCATCACCAGTTTTAATCGGCTCTTTGAATGTCACAGTCTGGTATTCGCCAGTCGATTCAAGTAAGTTGCGATCTATCATACGGCTGTCAACTGTTAGAAACGTGATAAATGCTCCCTCTTTATCCAGTCGTACTGGCGCGTCCAGTGTTATGCTGTTTTGGGTAAAAGACTTAATACGCCCCGAATTACGCTTACCAGAACGATATTTATCTTGCAGTTTTACCAATTCACCGGGAACCAGAAATGAGCTATCGATCCCTGCCTTGAAGATAACAACATCTGTCTCCATTCTCGAAGTATAAAGCAGCCACAAACCAGTTCTATACGCTTGTCCCCGACTGGTACACCCAAACGCTAGCGACTCTGTTTTACGAATCCCAAAGCGTTTCTTGGCCTCCTCATCCTCGACGTATTCAATATTTTGCTTGTAAAGATCATCCTTATCGTTGTATGTAACAACGGCAACTGTTGGGCGGTCTTTCCGTGAAGATCCCTTACGGATGACTTTATCGATGATATTTGATGCTGAAAACTGCATGACTGGTGTAGCCGGACTATCTTGTCGGAGGTTTATCATACCACCAGCCCAAAACACCATGCCTCGGAAAACCGAAGCAATGTCAGAAATGACCTTATATGCCTCCTGACGGCTAGCAATCACTGTATTAATAGTGAACCGTTTCTCCATACCACCGAAGCCATCAGGGACTTCTTGATCGCAATATCGTCCTATCTGATAGAACTGACCGGTATCTATCATATATTCGTTGACGAAATTACCCAAACCGTATCGTTTGTTCGTCAGTAAGTCATAAAGAATCCATGCAGGGTTAGATGACACCTGAATATCAAAGCCACCGTCCCAATCTCCCTGATAGCTGTTGTCTGCAGAACGATAATTTGAAGGGACTCGAATTTTCATACCCGAAACAAGGTATGAACGACGAGGCATATTTCCACCAAATTCCTGTGAATCAATGGTGATCCCAACAATCGCACTGTTAGGATATGCCATTTTTGCAAATACGATTTCCCCGTAGGATGCCACTACAGTTTTGTTGTGCAGGTAGTCGCTATTGGTATCAGGCGTAAATCGAATAATCTTAATACGGTAATTTTTGCCGGGCTTAGGTAAATCAATAAAATATTCCCGCTGAAATTTACCGCTCGATTTCTTGGCAATCTTAATCGTACTATCTTTATGGTCTAACGGAATGACTGGCTTAAACGAACTTTCACCTATGGCTAATTGAAACTGAAATTTTACCTCCGTCCCATTTATGTCTCCGTTTTCTTTGTCGGTTGAAGTCATACGGGGGAATTCCATGATGATCCGCACTCGGTCGGCATCATCATTATCCACTTGCAATGTCTTAGGTGTTGTAGCCTTAAGCTGTGTTGCAACATTATAAGGCGTTTCAATATCGTCAAAGCCATCTATTGGATCTTGGTTTTGTTCCCCTCTTCTTTCCCAAAACTTCACTCCATTGAAGTTAGGCGAGCTGTCAGGGTTTAACAAAGGCACGTCGTCCAAAAAGATAGACTGACCGCCATTTTTCAAACCACCAATTACACCTTCTCCCAATAAATCTAGCATTGAAGCAAGTGTTTTGGACTCAACATTATCAGGGGCTTCAATAGACTGTCTTGGGCGATCACTACCACCACCACCACCAGCTCCCGCTATGAATATTTTTTCTTTTTTCACTGTAACCTCCATATCACAAAAAATAGGTATTCAAATACGTATTATAATAGACAATGCAATATGCTAATACAATTTAAAGAGACTTGTTATCCAGTCTTTTATAACTATAATATGACTTATTAACTGGTCTTTTAAGGAGTTGGAAATATGCCTCAAGTTATCCTAAGTAATGTGACAGCGAGCGTTAGTGAGTTAAAAAAAAATCCAATGGCTACTGTTAGTTCAGGTGAAGGTTATCCTGTTGCTATCTTAAATCGCAACAAGCCCGCATTCTATTGTGTTCCGGCTGATATTTACGAAAGCTTATTAGATCAACTGGAAGATAAAGAATTAATTCAAATTGTAGAGGCTCGTAAGAATCAGGATCTTGTAGATATTGATTTGGATGAATATCTATGAGCAACAAGGATAGGACATACAAAATAAAGTTTAGAGAAGATGCGGCAAAAGAGTGGAAAAAACTTCGCTCGAACATTCAACAACAATTCGCCAAGAAATTAAAAGCCTTAACAATTAATCCATATATTCCATCAGCGAAACTAAGTGGTATGCCAAACTGTTACAAGATTAAGTCCAAGGCATCTGGTTACAGACTGGTTTATGAAGTCGTAGACAAAAAACTAATTATTGTCGTTGTAACAATTGGAAAACGTAATCGGAATGAAGTGTATGAAATTGCGAAAAAGAGGCTTTAATTAGCCTCTTTTGGTTTTTAAGCCACCACGGTTTTAATCTTCTTGGGTTCTGGCGGATCAGGTACTAGCTGTTCTACGGACAGTTTAAGGCTGATTAACTGAGAGCCAACAAGGATTTCTTCGCCGTAAATAAGAGGCACGGGCGCCCCTTGTTCCACCGTATTTTCAGGACCGTCAAAATAAGTTGAGTTTTTGCGGTTATCCGCCCCTCCCGTGTTTGGCTTCGGTTGTTTTGACAAAAGACCGACTACACCACTTGCCAACATGGAAAGACCAGCCATAAAAGCTGCTGGACCGAGCCAAATTGAAGCTATCATTAACGCTACACCAACAACGACCTGAACAATACTCATAGCCTTAGCGCCAGCACCACGATAAATAGGCGTAATACAAACATGAATCATGTCCCCGTTATTTTCCATCTGGTATTCGGTTTCGCTCATTTCGCGTGTTGCGCCATTGGCTCTGGTCACACGGATATGGTATTTCTGGTACTTTCTAGCATTCTGCTTCATCCAAGCGAGCAACCCTTGTCTGTTGCAGTTAATAATGCTGACACCTTGTCGTACCGTCGTGCATTTTACCTTGTGCTCTTTGCCAAATTTCTTGCCCAGCACGCCGCCAAATTCAAATGTAACGAGATTAGGTTCTTTTATCTTTTCACTCATAGCAATTCCTTATGCCGTAAATGATGGATCGTTGTTTTCTGATACATACCACCGTAAATTGCCTTACAACTTAGCCGGTTAGATTGATGATGCAAAATCAGGTTATCACCGATATAAACTGCACAATGATCCGGCATCTTAGCTCCTATTTTCATAAGAAATAGATCACCACGTTTTGGCTGTGTTCCGTAAGGCAGCTTAATAAATCCCTGTTCAGTGATGTTGTCACTGAGAATATCTTTATCGCCATCCCACCAATTAGGGATATGCAGATGCGAACATGCTCCCACCTGAATATTAAATTCTCGCTTGAGGTAATCGCGACATAACATCCAACAATCAAATACTCCAAAAGCGTAAGGTCTTCCCTCATAAGGCATTTCAAAACCATTCGGAGAAATGACATTCACATCACTGATGATGAATTCACTGTCAATTTCAGGGTTATAATTTTTTGTCACATTGATGATAAGCCAAGGAAGTTCTGAGGCTTCACAACCTGCCATATCTGCTTCACTGGCTTTATTAGTTCCATCCGTATGGCTATGCCACACCCCTACGACTTCCCCCCTTTTTTCTGCTGCTATTTGATCTCCTGCATTCATCACAAAAAAATTAACGGGGTCTTCCGCAACGTTTTTACACAACACAAGCTCATACTTAGTTCCTTTAGTGTTGACCAACAACCCACAGGCTTCGTTTGGATAGGCTGTGACGGCTGCCTGTTGCATTTCCAAATACAGAGATGTACTCATCATTTCTTGGATCATGCTCGTGTCGCTCCCGGAAAACCGCCAAACATAATGATGCCATCAGCAAAGTAATTCTTCCGCGCTCGGCAACTAGATAATCGCTTAGGACAAAAATCTGCTCCAGCGATGGAAGTTGGTTTGTCATCTTTATCAAAAGCGGGGCCGGTATATCCACACTCCGCCCCACGATAATCCCACTGACAAGAATTACGGATCACTTGGCGGTTAGGAAGCTGTACTCCCATCAGGTCATAAACTGACGCCAGTTCAAACTCCACTATTTCACAAGTTTCAAGGTTTTTTTGGTCAATAAACCACACATCATCAGGAAAGTGCTGTTCTGGATTTGCATCTGGATTGACACCATCAGGAAAGTTTTCTGCATCAAGGAAACATTGCATCGTTCGTTTGCGTGTCACCTGACAACCTAACAAGTCGTCTTTAGTTTGCAGCTCAGCAGAAATCAATCCATGCAGATTGACAACTTTTAACTTAGGTCTTGGAAGTTTACCTTCTCCGCTAATATCAAAGCCTGTTGCCTTTATCGGCATAGGTTGATAGAACTTTCCCTGCCATACAACAGGTTGGTTCAGATCATTTGTACCAGCGTGAAAATAAAATCTACCTCCGCCCATATTATTAGGCAGATCGATAATAAAAAACTCAAAGATAGATTCAGGTGATAATAGTTGAATTTGCTGTCTGATTGACTTTCCTGTCATTACGTTTCTCTCCTTGAAATCGTGTTATTTTTCTATGGAAATAGGACAAACTTAATCAAATACTTGCCTGAATGTCGCTGTTAAGGTTGCACTCCCCGTATCTCTTTTAATATTAAAATCTTCACATACTATTAAATAAGGTTTCTTATCCGGAGACACCCAATTAAATGAATCTTTCCCGCCATGTTCGTAAAGAAAATCCTCTATTTCTTGAATGAGGGGATATCCCCCCTCAAATACCAAGTTCCATTCGTATTTTCGCCAATTGAATCCCGACGTTAATCGTTGTTCATAACCTTCATCAAACACCTGCTTACTAATTGTTGGCTTAAAGCTTTTACTAGATTCAAACTTCGGATGCCACTTAAAGGTCTTACGTTCCATGTATTACTCTCTTAACATACCGCCCGGTCGTTTTTCTTCAGTCATTGTTTCAAGAACAATGGATTTAATTTTCTGAGCCGTTTCGTTCCATGCCGATTCATTACTGGAATTACTCTCCTCATTGCTATCCCCTCCCTGATTTACTACAGAGATAGAAATGATTACATTTTTATCTGAACCTGCACCAATATCGCTATCTGCAATATTCATACTTACAGGAATACTACGGCCATCAGGCAAAGGTACATAGGCTTCATTGTGTGACCCTTCACCAAAGAGAGCCAACTGAGGTGAAGTGGCAATGCCACCTTTTGAATATGCTTTTAGTGGTATCGCTCCAGATTCACTCATGATACCTCCGTTCGCAAAAGCAAAACTTCCCATCGATTGCTTCATTGCCGCTGTTGTAGCAGCAATTGAAAGCTGTATTAACGATGCAGAAGCCATCGCCGCACTAGCCGATAAAGTGGTGTTTGCAACGGAGGAAGCTGTTGTAGCAGCGGTATTCGCGGTTTGTGCGGTTGTACCAGTGAACATTGCCCACAATTGTTGAGCGTAACCAGCGATGGTAGCGAAAATACCTTGTGACTGCATTGTCTGCAATGCGCCTGTTGTTTCAGTCGCCGCCTTACCAAGCTCTTCAGTAGATTTAGACGCGGCATTTTCACCGAAAGATTGAGCAGGTTTAGCAATGCCATCAGTGCCTCCTGTAGCATTAGAGCCACCAGAACCACCAAACATACTTCCTATACTTCCCATAGCTCCACCGATTTTTGAGATGAAGCTTTCACCTGTGTCTCCGCCAACACCTAAGCCTAGCCCGTTAATCATCGGTGAAATAACCATGCTACGGATAAAACTACGTTGAAGCTCTTTAAAAATAAAATTACCGAAATCAGCAATATTAAATTTACCGGTATCAAGAAATTCCATAAGCTTATCTTCGAGGTTATCGAAAATATTCTTGAAATTATCGTCAATTAACTTACCCAGATTCTGGTAATCGTATGCCATCTTCGCCGTAGCGGTTTCAGTCATACGCACCATTGCTTCTTCTTTGCCAGCGTGGAATTTTGCTTGCTCTGCTTTTAGATATTCATAAACTTCGGTATTTTTTTCATTTGCCTTGATAATCTTGGCAAAATAATTATCGGCTGCTTGGTAATTCTTTTCAAACTCGCTACGCATTTCTGCAATGGATTGTGTCATATTACCTTTAACTGTATTCGCAAACCCCGCCCATTTTGAAATAAGTTGATCAGCAGAGTTTTTTGCCAAAGCATTTAGATAATCATCGTTTTCTATTTCAGCTTTGATTTCCGCCAACCACGCTGTGGCATCATCTATCTGCTCTTGAGACAAAATTCCTTCTTGTGGAGAGGCCTTGGAGAGTTTTTCAAGGCTTTTTCTCAATTCATCTAATGATTGATTATATTTAACAACCTCTTGGCTCCCAAAACCGATCTTTGCCGACATAGCATCAGCATCGCTCAAGATCTTACGATGTGCCTCAGCCACACGTTCAGCTTCACGTTTAGCTTTTTCAGCTTTGGAGTTATCCTTCTTTTCATTCGCAGCATTACCCGCCATACGTGCGTTTGCCATTGCTGCATCTATACTTGCTTTATGACTTTTACTTAAATTTTTATAGGCAACTTCAAGATTATCAACGTTAATTTTTTCTTCTTTAAGCGCATCCACTATATTGTAATGAGTCTGCAATTCTTGTTGTGAGGTGGCGGTTCTACCATCGATTGTCTTTATTTTCTCACCATTACCTAAACGTGCTGATGCGGAATTTCTACGGCTCGAATCCTCTATAGTTTTTAATTTATCACCGAGGGCATCGGATGTAGCATCTATAGCCTCACCATTAATACCGATCATCGACCCCATAAACATCTTTGCAGAATTGGCTATACGTTCAAGGGTGGTTTGATACATTTTTTCATAATTATTTAGAGAGTTAGTGGCGGATAATAGCTGGTTTTCAAGTTGAGTAATCTGCTGTTTCTGAATATCAGTTGTATTATTTCCAGCCCGAGTCCGAACTTCAGTTAACTCTTTCATTATGCGATTAATTTCAGTTCGAGTTAAATCTGCCTGTTTGGTAATACTTTCTTTACCACGTTCTAATTCCTCATTGTACAAAACCCCCATTTTCTCACCGTATTCCTTCCGGATAGAAAGTTGCAACGCAGTATCATTTTTTACCGCGTTGAGTTTCGCTACCATTTCAGCATTAAGAGCCTCAAGTTTGGATCTTAACTCTGATTTTCTGACCCCATCTTCTCTTTCAATACTATTCTCAAGTTGGGATAGTTTTCTTTCATACGCAATTTTAGCTTTAGCGATTTCGGTATTAGTTAAAGCATCTTGTAATTTTTGTAATTTTCCAGCAATTTTTTCTTTTTCCTTTAATAAGGCTTTTTCTACTTCCAAAGCTTGATTCAACGCTTCTTCGTTGGGAGATTTACCACTCTTTTTATATTCTAAAGCAGGTTGCATAAGCTCTTGCTGATATTTGATTTTGCTTTCAATTTCTTCTAATTCTTTTAATTGACTTTCCTTTGCTTTTTTTAAGTCCTCCATTTGTTCATCAGTCACCAATTCAGGCGTGTTTTTAGCCGTCTCCATCGCGTTTTTGGCTCTTTCATTGACTTTGTCATACCACCATGCAAGTAAAGCAAGAACCTCGATAATCGTAGTAACCGCAAAGACAATGGCATTGGCTTTCATAGCAGCGTCTAAACCACGCCAAGCATGTTTCATTCTTCCAATGGCAATTGTTCCAAGGTTAAGATTTTGCCCCATGCCAGAAGCGCGTTGAGAGATTAAAACCATTTGTCTTGCTAGACCGCCAGAACTTGTCACAGTCGTTGCGATCATTCTGTTAAAACCTGTTAACGCACCAGTTATTGACTTAAAAAAGGACAGAACAAGTACACCGCCAGCGATATGCATTAATGCTGAGCCTAAAGACAGTAGCATTTCTTTGTTATTAAATATCCAAACAAGCATTTCTTTAGAGGCGTCAATAATTTCCTTAACCATCTTGCCAAATTGCTCTCCATAGTAAACAGCCGCGTTACTACCCAATAAGCTGTTTATATCTCGAATTGCATCTTTAACGGCATCCATATAACCAGAGTCACCAATGGATTTGGCTAAAAGGGCGGCGTTAGTTTGCATTTGTGATAACAAACCAACATAGGTGTTCATCATTCGCTTGGCAGAGCCGCCGTATGAGACTTCCAAAATGTTCATCATTGATTCAATAGCATCTTTTGAACGAACAGAGCCGCTAGAAACTGCTTTAACCAATTCAGCCATTGACACGTTCATACCTAATGCCATTGATTGCATCGCGGTAGGGATTGCTTCACCAAGTTGTTGACGAAGTTCTTCCATCGAGACAACGCCTTTACCAGACATTTGTTGGATTGCAATTGTAGCCCGTTTCAAAAGCTCACTATCACCACCAAATCGAGCAGTTGCGTCAACCAGAGCTTGCATAGAACCTTTGGTTGGATCTATTCCTGATGATTTTAATTTAACGAAGCTATCTGAAATAGCATCAATAGAAAAAGGAGCTTGTTTTGCCGATGAAATAATGTATTGGAAGTCTCGCATTGACTCGGCTGCTTTATCCGAAGATGTAGCCAAGCCTTGTAACATGACTTGCAGGCGTTCTAATTTTCCTGCGCTATCAAGAATAGTTTTTTGCCAATCAAAAAGGGCGGTTTTTAGTGTTCCAATTGCAAAAGATGCCATACCGATTGTAGTAATCGTATCTGACAACGTGCGACCAAAACCTCTAAACCCGCCCTCTAAACGCTTAACACCCGTACTGGCTTTTGTACCTTGATTGGAGAGACGATTGAGTAAACGACCCGCATTATCGATCTTTATCTCAAACTCTTTGCTGTCCAGCGACAATCGAAAACCTAATGAGTCAGCCATCCTTAGCCCTTACCGAATATATTCCTTAATTTCAGTTCGGCATCTGGATCAGCCTCGGCATGGAAAGGTGACAACACCTTTTTCATAATGACCGGCTGCCCCAATCGCTGCTGTAAACTTTTCTCAAATGCCGTGTAACTATCCGCCGTTGCCTGAGCACCCCTAGCTGTCTGCAAACGACGAATATCATCTTCTGACTTGATACGGTCTATGTTCCGACTTAATAACCAGAACCGTTCAAGCGGCATGGCGATAACCGATTCCGTGGTTTCGCCATAAAAAGCAACAACACGACAAAAGTAGAAACCAAAATCGATAGAAACAATCTCGACTCCGCTTTCCTGACGGGTTATTACTTTGCGTCTTCTCCAGCATGACGCACATTAGTTTCTTCGCCTTCCTGAAATGCAAAGAGAACAATTTGCTGTACCTGCTCTGGTGTTAGGTTATTTGCTTCGATTTCTCCCATGTCAGGAAGCAGTTTGCGAACAATCTCAAGCCCTGCCTTTAATTGCTCAGCCGGAGTTTGGTTTTCGATATCCTGAGAATCAAATTGCTGCGCCAGCGCGAACAAACCCACCGTCATTGGCGACATTTTGTAATTCACACCACGCAAAGTAACTTCTTTAGGTTTTGGGGCAATAGCGTCAAGGTCAAGTAGTTTTGCCATCTTAAACTCCATGTAATAAAAAGGGCTTCAAATAGAAGCCCTATAATATAATATGTATTCACATACTTACCAGATTAAATTAATTAATCTTAGATTGTATTGTGCTATGCCACAGATTGATTATTCTGAACTTTGCTTCCCTCAGATTTTTTATCTTTAGAAGCAGATTCAGTAACTACTTTTTTTTTGCCATTTTCCCCAATACACCACTGTCATCAGGGTAAGCATTAAATTCAATATTGAACACACGAACATCATCATGCTTGTATGCCATGGTGAAGCTACCTGCTGTAGCAGTACGTGGCAGAGTCAGGACGTAATCATCTTTGTTGAGCGGAGTCAGAACCAGAGATTCAGCCACTTCAACAAGGTTGATACCAATACCGGTCTTGATGGTAATCTCATCACCAGCACCGCCCACTTCACTACCCGGCATTACGGTAGCCAGACGTTCAAGGACGGTTTCAGCCAGTGGCACAGTCACTTTGATATTACGCCCCTGAATCAACTCAGAAACGGTGGTTTCACCAAACTGGTCAACCGTCACTTTCAGTGTGTCAGTAGTAACCTCCACCTCTACACCGCCTTTGGTATAACCCAAATCAACGCCTTTGAAAGAAACGTTACATGCACCTAGCTTAATATTTTCAACTTTTGAACCTGCCATAAGTATTCCCTTACTTATTTTAAATAACAACTGAACTCTATCACAACGCCTGCTTCAAAAGAACCTCCGTCATTTTGAGGGTAGATAGTAGGCAATGTAATGACTTGTATTAAATTGAAATAAACTCCATTAATCTCAATATCACGTACTGAAAGGTGCTCCATAACAGCATGACTTAATTGGTTAACCTTTCCAATACTTTCGGCTCTAATCATAAACGGAAAAATGTCTTGATAGTAGCCTTTTAACTCTGAATCAATTTTAATCCCATCGCTAGGCGACATAACCAGATAGCCACGAGGTATTTTGGGTGGCATATAGTGGCAAAACAGATCTTTTCCTATTTTTCCCACTCCTTTTGATTCAAGATATTTAGTAAATGCTTCTAAAATCATTTCCATCGACCTCGACCAAAACCCGCTCTTATACCCGCTTCTTTTAGATCATCACGGCTGCGTTTCCATACGGTATTACCGGCTCGTTCGATAAACCCGTTACCAACTTTAACCCGCATATTGGTAGCATAATTACTCTGCTGTTTAATTCGTGACAATATCCCAAGCCGATATTGTCCATTGTGCATGTATTTGGCATAACGACCGACTGAAACACTCTTGACGGACTTACCACGAGCATTAAATCCTTCACGTTTCTTGTGCTCAGAAACATAAAGATTCACATGAACCTCATCCCTTCTATTTACAACATGAGCGAAGACAGCACTTTCAAGGCTACCTGTCTCACGGGGGATCATGGCGCGGGCATACTTCTGCATTTCAGTCGCCATTTTCCGTAATTCATTGAGTAAGTTCTTTTTGAGAGCATGCTGACTGTGCGTCAAACGTTCCTGAACACGTTTAAATGAACCAATGTCTACTGAGATACCCACAAGTTTGCTCCCACTTCAAAATGCCCCTCCTTGCCCCTTAAGCCGAATCTGTTGTGAATGCTTTTAATCTCCAACTTCACACCTTCAACCAACAACACATCGTCAATATTGAGCTTTGTTTTTTCGGGGAAGATCAGAACGGCATCAAACAACTCAATATCCGCTTTACCTCGTGATGCCGAACTATCCGCTCGTACAGATGAACGATCATATGCCTGAATAAAACGAACAATTCCGACCGGTGATTTTCCAGCAAACTGTAATTCAGGTTCTCCATAAATATTCAATGTTTCAGATTTACGATAAATGGTTGCGGTTGATTGCCAACTGATATTCATATCACCCTCGGCGAATGCGAATCACATTGTCTGTATAGCGTGCAATTAAGCGCCAAGTTTTACGCGACAATGCCTGTGTTGCTGCCCTGCCGCTACGATACATATTGGTTGTTTCACCAATAGATTCAGACAGTACGCCCTCATCACGGGCATCTGCCGCACCACCGGTAGTCACAACAGAAACAGCCTCAATCATGCAGGCTTGCGCCATATCATTGAGGAAATAATCAGGCAGTGCACGGTATTCTTCTTCTGTCAATTCAGAGAAATCAATTGCATCACCTTTAAACTCACCAGCCAGATAGAACGGTAATGTATTAGTCGCTAACACGTTTTGAGGCCGGTCGTATTCGCTATCCGAGATCTTATAAACCCGCTTGAGACTGAATTTCATATTCTTGAGGCGTCTTGTTGCCTCTATCAAAGCCTGACGCTGTGTATGATCACTCAGGAGCAGAAATGCATCTGAGGAATACATATCCATAGCAGCCAGTTTTGCTTCCATCAGGGTAATGAAAGACTCGCTTGGTACAGCTAATTCTATTGAGGCGATAACAGCATAATACTGTTCAAATTCAGATACCCGACCACTTGCTGTGGTTGTTTTCACCACAACACGACGCATATCTTTGGTTTTATCATCCACTAAGGTATTATGTTCACCTGAGATGGAAAAAGATGCGCTCAGATCGCCGCTATTCAGAGTAATGTCTTGGTCAGCAATAATCGTTTTACCGGCAATGTCGAACAATGAATAAGAGGCTTTCTCTATATCAAGCGCATCAAACATCACAGTAATTTCTGATACACCGCCTGATTTGATTACGTCCAGTTTTGACATTATTCACCTGCCACGTTGAGGATACTTTCGATCATCGCTTCAATTGACTTCTCACGCACATTGCATTCGTTGCCAATTTTACGCAAAGCAGTAATCCCGCCTTTATCAGCCAACGCCTCTAATTCATTCCGTGTGAACCGAGTAACAGGCGCATCATTTTCTCCCTCACGTAGCAATTCAGCGATTGGTTTCGCTTTCGTTTCCAGTTCCAACGCTTGTTTTGCTGTAATTTCACGAGATTCGGCTAATGCAGCCGCCCCACTCACATTTTTACCCTCCACGGTTTCGGCTTTCATAATTGAACAGATCCGCTGTTGGTCAATAAACGGAATGGCGGTTTTACTTACACCGTTCTCAAACATGACACCAGACATGACACCGGTATAACCGGAAAATGCTGATTCCAAGAGTTTTACTTTGGCGGGTTTCATTTTCACTTTCCTTAATGAGAAGGTGCGGTCATCCCGACCGCACTACTGTTATTACTTAACTTTCTTCGTGTTTGTCTTCCGATACGCTAGGCTCTTTAATCGGTGGTGTGACTGGCGGCATTGTTTCCAACTCTTTCGTTGCCGGTTTAGCGGCAATTTCAGAACGAACGGTAGCCAAAATACGATCCTGCTTTCGTTGAGATACCGGCGTTATTGTTTTGCCATTTTGAAACTCGGTCATAAACAGATGCCCGTTATAACCACGCATTGAACTTTCGGTCAATTTCACTTGCTTTTCGGTCATAATTACTCCCCCTATAAGAAAAAAGGGTGGGCTTTCGCCTCACCCTTTTCGGTCACCTGCACCTATTACAGAGCTACGCCTGTCAGAGCCGCGATAGCTTTGTTGTGTTTGTTTGCCAGAGAGCAATACCATTTAACACGGGTACGGGTGGCATCTTTGTTCTGTACAGTACCGATATCTTCAACAACGATACCTGCATTATCACCACCGTACAGACCCGTCAGGCCGTTCTCTTCGCTCAGATGCAAACAGTAAATGTCAGCTTTCTGCGCTTTTGTATCACCGGTTTTTGGAATGAAGTCATTCACGAGGAATGGTACGCCGTTGTGAGTCAGCATTGGACGACCAAAGTTTTCGATCATGATTTCGGTAGGACCGACGTTCACGGTACGCAGCAGAGCACGGTACGCACGGATATGCTCGGAACGCATCATGATTGCATCAGCACCCAAATCTTTAACTGCATCAACCAGCTCATCCAGCATGGAGAACGTCATTGCAGAATCAGCAATGATTTTCTGGTCGTTGTGAATCAGCTTCGGAATACCGTCAAAGGTTTTAGCGTTAGAGGAGCTATCACCAAGGATCAGATTGCGACGGAATGCACGAGCCAGACCTTTTACTTTGGAGCGGATTTGAATCGCCATCTGGCTATTCGTGTCACCCATTGTAGAGGACAGGAATTTATCAACATCCACGTCGCCTGCCAGAATACGCAGTTTAGCAACATGTTCAGTGAATTTTGCCGCACCTTCCGGTACTTCATCGTTCACGTCGATAAATTGTGCTTCGCTCAGTTCAGACTCACGATTATACAGGTATGCTTTTGAGTCCACTTTCATGAACGGCAATACCGCAAACAAGTCTTCACGGTCGATAATGGTTTCAATAACACCCTGTTCAAGCGTGTTATTAGACAGCTTTTCAGCTTCTTCTCGCAGTAATGGCATCGTAAATTCCCTTTAGTATGCACACAAATTTTGCTAGAGGGGAACGTCCAGCTCCCCTTGTTAATTACTTACCGGCTCGTAACTTGGCAAGTCCGCCAGCAATTTTGTCGAGAGAACTCTTTTCTTTCGACACAGGCTGTTTTTCCAGTACAGGATCACTCTTTGAACCCGCACCCGGTTTGGCTTTGCTACGTAGTAAAGCATCAGATTCAGGGTCAGCTTTCAAAATGCGTTCAATGGCCTGTTCAAAACCTAAAGCACTACCGTCACCATCAACTAAGATAGCCCGATCTTTAGCTCCGGCGGGTCTGTCATAGCCAAGAACACTACCGTCTTCACCGACTTCAAAATGAGTACCGTAAATCACACGAGCTTTGCTTGGTGTAATCAGCGTTTCTTCACGTAAGAAGTTTGAGCCGGAGAACGCTGAACCTACTGTCAGTTCAAGGATCTGAGAACGTAGAGCTTGCTTTTCGTTGTTCAAAATAGTGATGTGATCATCACGGCCTTTCAACTCAGCTTTATGAGCGTCGACCATCTGTTTTTTGACAGCATCGAACTCACCACGCTTCTCCTGCTCTTCTTGTTCGCGGCGTTGCTTTTCTTCTTCCGCAGCCTGTTGAGCAGCCAGTAATTCAGATACTCGCTCAGGGGTTGCATCACCAAATGCCGCTAATTTTTCTGCCAGTGTCTTGTTGTCGGTTTTACGTTTCATCGTTTCTTTAATGAGATTCGCTTTTTCCGTATCAGCCACTTTCAGGCGAGCGATCAGTTCTTCTTGTGAAAGTTCTGAATAACTGTCTGTGCTTGCATCTGGGATTTTCTCTGATTGTGGAGCATCGCCACCACTACCACCCTGTGTACCATCATCAGCTTCGCTCATCAGGACGCCGCGACGACCCATAAACTTGAACCCTAAATCCATTGTTTACTTTCCTTGTAAATAAATCACTCAGTCTCTTGAGTCGATTTCGGATCGGTTTCTTGATCCTTTTTATTACCTGAATCATAGGTATTTAGATACTTACTTTCAAGCATTAATTGATTATTTTTTGGCGGAAATTCCTCTAAATCCTTATCAAAGGCACTTCTCATCTCCTTAGAAACGTTTGGGAAGATTTTTTCGATTAGAATATCCATCTGGTGACGACGTACTGATTCAGGCGCTTCGATTTCTTTAAGCTGTTTAGCAACATCAAATTCATCCATCAGGCCACGAACGTCAAAACTTTCGGGATATGCGACCAATTCGTCGATTTCTTCCTGAGTTTTCTCCTGCCCCATCCATTTCGCAGCCAAATAAAGCATCTGCCGTTCTGCGCGTTGTAACCGTTCAGCTTTGGTGATCAATAAGCTATTTACACGCTGAAAATCGTAGGCTTTTGCTGCCCCTGAGCTGTTATCTATACCTTTTGCGTTATCCTGTTTGGTTCGTTCACCAGCCACACCGACTGAGTGGTAAATTTCATTGATAACTGTTTGAACGGTCTGAATGATCATTGATGCCTGTTTTGGATCTGGCGACATATAAAATGGCTGTGCTCCGCCTTCAGCATCATAGGTAAAGACTCGTTTTGTGCCGAATTCCAAAATCTTCGTGTGGTTTTCATCGCCCGGCATCATTGCCTGAACAGGAATAGCCAACTGGCTAAAAGTCTGATCTTGGATAATGGCATCAAGGTTAGAAAGGTAGTTAGCAACAGCCCTATCAAGGTATGCGATATCATCAATTAATGACGGACTGAAATAGCGTGATTGGGCATTTCCCATGCAATCAACAGGAAACACAGGTACAACACCTAATTTGTGTTCGCCGTAATTCTCCAGCTCAATTTGTGCTTGCTTAGCGCTGCCCTTTTTAGCCTTAACTTCACGAAATAAAAACCAACTTTCCCGCGTCCACAGCCGATACCGATTTTCTAAATTACCGGATGAGGTGAACGGGTTGGCATCATCACGCACCAGTTCATGTGTTAGTACCCAAAGCAGGTTGCCATCATCGTCATAGGCGAAATCCAACATTTGCTGGGGGGGCAACCAGTAGGCGTAAGCACGAGCATCCGCTTTTTTTTCATCAGCTAAAGAAGTCACCTCCACATCTTTCATTGTCGAATCAACGACAATCCAGATCCGACCAAAGATTGATGTTTGGATATCGATTGCTGACATCAGCTCATCAAGAGTCATTTGCTCACGGGTAGCTCGATCCCAAAATGCTTTTACTGCATCAGGGGCATCAGAGCGTTCACGAGAGATGTTTTCTCTGAAGATGTACTTGTTGATAAGGTTGACCACTTCGCGTGTGTGGTTGAAGCGATAGGCGCGTTCCAGACGCTCCTTAAATTCCTTATCACCCTCTTTGAAATAACGAAAAATATTGTGTTGGAACCAATTACGTCCACCAGCATAAGTGGCTGCCAAGAAATTCCAATGCTCTAGTCGTCCCTCATATTCGGGATGACGGCGACTGACTAATTCCTTCAATACTTTTTGGTCTAAAGATTCAACTTCCATTTAAAATCCTTTAGATATTTATATAACTACATTGTTAACGTGAACCACCGAGAATTGTGCGTTCTTTGACAGGGAATCGTCTATGAATCGGATAACCTATCGCATCAGTACTATGCTCAATACCCGCAGCCTTATCGATATCCCTAGAACCCGGTTTGTAAATGACCTTTTCAAATGATTCAATGAGATGCTTGCATTTTGGGTCAATATGAAGTCTAACTGTCCCCGCAGCACTCATCAATAAACGGTTTGTCGCATTGACTCGATCCGCAATCGGAGGGTGTTTTTTAGGAAAATCAATGCGCGCAAACCCCTTTTCCTTAAAGATATCAATATCCGACTCGCCTCGTGCATGTTGACGATAGCTACCCGCTGGGTCAGGAAAGATAACAACCTGATTTTTCCATCGCCAATAACGGCGTTCGATTTCGTCACACACTTCAACTGTGTTCGATGAAAACAAGACAATTTCATCTATCGCCCACAGTTCTCCGTTCGGTTGAGGCTGCAATACCACCGACGACATAGGGTCAATGTTGAAGTCCTGCCCTATCCAAATAGGTAGTTTCGGGTTGAATTCGCATGGCTTAACGTGTGTTTTTCGTTCAAACGGATAGTACACTCGGCCTGACATATTTTCGAAAGAAGCAAGGTATTCCTGAGCAAAGGATTTAGGGTCCATATCTTCACGGGCTGCCTCAATCTCTGAATCTGGAACAAATGGCGAATCGGCGGTGACAAACTGCCAGCTTTTCCAATGCCCTTTCTTCTGCATCGAGGGATTTTGCCCGATAGTCCAGAGCTTATGGAAAGCGGAATAACCTTTCGGTGTACCGATAATCAGCGCCTTTCCTTTCGTGGATGAAAGAGTTGGACGAATGACCTTGTACCAAGTATCAGGCTTCATGTCCTGAAACTCATCAAGTACAACAAAATGCAATGCGACTCCACGCAGAGTGTCCGGCTTATCAGCGCCTTTTAATCCCAGCTCACTGCCGTTTTTCAGCAAGATGGTCATTGTGGTGTCGTTTTTCTTTTTGATCCATTTACGGGGGATCAATTCCTGCAAATCATCCCAAAGAATCTGCCTTGCCATCTGGTAAGTCGGGGCGATATACCAAACTCGCTGTTTAGGCGCTTTTATAGCCTCTTTCATCAGCTTAGAGATAGATAGGCGGGATTTACCCCAACGCCGACCAGCACAGACGACTTTAAATCGATGAGGTGATTTGAATACTGACATCTGCCCTTTATGGAGCTGAACCAATTGCAGACCACTATTGTTCTGAGCCATCATTCACCCCCGCCGTTTTCTTCACTCTCAGTGTCGAAGTCGAGTTCTTCCGACAGATCAACCGGTTCCTCAGCTTTTCGCAATTCCGCAACCTGTGCTTGTGTCAGTTCACCAAACATCAGTGCCGGAAGCTCATCTTCTTCAACATCAACTTTATCCATGTTGAGAGATTTGCTAGACACCTCAAAACACTTACTTAACGTGATTGAAGCCCGTTGTAGTGCCTTTATATTGGCTTCCCGTTCAGCAAAACCAATTGCCGAGCCTGTTGCTAAGGCTTTAGAACCCTCAGTGACTTCTCTCATCAGCAGAGCGGCAATATTGAATGCAAAGCGGTCATATTTACCCCGCCTTTCTTCAATTAACGCGGAGCGTTCTTTCGCCCTTATTTCAGCATCTGACCTGATTGATTCACGAACTAATTTCCCAACAGCATCCGTGCCTTTGATGACCTTCTTTTTTTTGAAATGACGTGAAAGCGTTTCTCGCCTTACACCGAAGCGCCCCTCTAACTGAGATAATGAAAACTCCCCAGAAGACCAAGCCGCCTCAGCTTCCGCCCATTGTGAAGCAGACAGTCGTGTTCTTTCTTCCCTGATTGCCACTCGAAAATTCCTTTTCCGCAGTGTTAATAAAAAGACCTTGCTCCCATAATATTTATATAAATTTCTTACTAAGAAAGATATAAGAACAAAACAAATATCAAAACAATATAGATATCAAATTTATATTGTTTACTAATATATATTATTGAGAGCACGGTATTATTAACTATACATTTTTGCAACTGCTCTACCGAGATCCGTCAGTTCATACACCACACGGTTATACCCATCTGTTGCGCGTTTTCTCAAACCGCTTTTAACAACGATCCCTTTTTTGATAAGGGCACGGATAGAGAATTGCATAGACTGTTTGCTGGTTTTATAAGGCAGCATTTCCAGTAACTCGTCCATATCGACAGGATTACCCCGCTCTACTCCAATCCAGACAGTGCGGATAATTGATTTTTGCTTTTCAGTTACGTCCATGTTTAAGAATCCTTTTTTAAATCACATTTAAACGCTTTGTATCCATTTGTGAGCGTACATCTTGGTTATCGAATACCAGAAGTGGGATGTCACTTGGCAACGCTTTCCCGAAGTCTGGATTTCGATATGCCCCATATAAGGGTGTGGTAAAACTGAGGTTATGGATTTCTTTGAGAAATTTAACGATCGCTTCCTCGGTCGTTAAGGTGTCCAAAATATCCTGAATTGTTGTGCCTCTATTCCGACCGGCCTTCGCCAATGACGAGTTTTTATGATAATTAGCGACTAGATCAGATAACGCTCTACGCCTACGCACATCAGTCATAGAAAACAGCTCTCTTACGATTGATTCCGTGTCACCAGCATCTGATCGGAAATGACGCTGATATACACGCAACGCACTTTCATAGGTTTTCGGCCGTTCTGGTCGAATGAAATCAAATCCGGCTTTCATTGCAAATGGATTGTACTTGCTCATTGAGGACTGAATTTCAATGATCGGCTTATCATGCATACGTGAGGCAATGTTGATTAACCGGTAACTGACGCCAAGACCTCGGTACAGCGTATCGACTACACAGCGGCTCATAACTGCGAAATTTGCGTTAACGTATTTTCCCCAATACTGGTTAGCAACCGTAGTGTTAGTGGTCGGTTTCAGTTTTGGAAACATCCGGTGTCGTGGTGCAAGCAGCAGCTTTGGGTATGCCATCACTACAACCCCCACTAAGCGATCACCTAATGTGCATTTGTAGTAGCTCGGTGCAAACGGCTTGCCATCTGTCTTATAGTGGAGTGATTTAAGCTCATGCCAATCTTCGACCGTTCCTTTCGAAACAACCATGTCTTTCATGAAGTCTAAGTGTTTCGGGAAATCTTCCGGTTTATGCCGATTAATGATCACGTCCATATTCCACCTTCACCCGCTCTTTATAGTGCTTGGTAATTGTTATGCTAGGGCGTAATGCATTGATCAGATCCTCATGGGTAGTGGCTACCATAACGGTTGCACCAACATTACGCGCCGCTCTCTGGAAGTTTGACGCTACAGCCTGTGCGGTAACGCGGTCTAACACAGCGCCAAATTCATCAGCCGCCCATACCTGAGCACCAGATTCAATCAATTTTGCAATTTTCAACCGGTAACGTTGACCGTCAGACATCTCAGACGGTTTGCGGATAAACAGGTAAGCATCGTTCAAACCTGCCATTGACAGTAAGCTCAACGCTTCTGTGGTAGTCTTTCCGACCTGATCAATAACATTCTTGTCGTTATCAAAGGTGATATCGTCGATGGACACTACAGTTTTGCTCTCGCCTTTCATCAGTCGTTGCAGCTCTCTCAGGATCACCGATTTGCCTGAACCAGACTGACCCGTGATGTACACAACATCACCCTGATCAATCTGAACCGGTAAGTTGTCATAAAGAGTGAATTGCTTATCATCCATACCTAAGCCGAATGACTCAGCGACCTCGAGTGTGCGGGTTGTTTTCGTCACACGGGTATCGAATGAAACGTTAATAATGTAATCGCTCATTGCTGTTCCCCGTACATTTCCTTAGAGACTTTTTCTGCAAACGTCAGAAAAGCGTCTATCCCTTCCTTTCCGGTCATTTCTTCCATGTGAGCGAGTAAATCCCCAACCACAATCGCAGAGCTTGCAGGAATCAATTTAAATCCCATTACGTCCACTAGCCGGACATCTTCGTTTGCCACTTTATGAGCGACCACATCGTGCTCGTCTTTCTGTCTTTCAGTTTCAACTGACAGATCCACAACTAAGCCATCAGTTGCCATTGAGTCGATCATGTCTTCAACCAATACACTCAATTCACGATCAGAAAATCCGTAAACAGCCACGTCACCGTCAATCAGGTTTTTCAGTTCTTCTTGCAGTACCAGAGCGTCGTAGTCGGTACTGGCTAGGCGGTTATCTTCCAGTCGTTTTGCGGCAACTTCGAATTCTGTCAGGTCGTTGCGGACAATGACCGGCACTTTTGCCAGACCAGCAAAGATTGATGCCTCAGTTCGACCGTGACCGGTAATAATCACCCTGCTTTTATCAACCGTGATAGGTTGGTCAAAACCACGTTTTTTGATGGCTTCGGCAAGATCTTTAATTTGTTGCTCATTATGCTTTTTTGCATTCTTCTCATATGGGATCAGAACGCGAGGGTCTAAGTAGACAATTTCAAATTTCTTTTCCATTAGCGTACTTCCCTGTATTTTTCTGCAATGAATAACAGTGCTTCCCCGGCATCTTCCATCTTGTTGCCCGTTTTAATGTTCTCGTCACGGATAACGGCCGCTATCACGGCTTCAATCATTTCCGCCGCATCTGTCGTAACCTTAAATCGCATGGTTTGGTGAGAACTCACCTCGGCTCTTTCAGCTCTTTCACGTAATAACTCAGAACCGGATTCATCCATTTCAGTGTTTGCCCCCATTTCAGTGCTTAGAGCTTCTAACTCCCGAAACGCTGCTTCTGTCGAGATGGTAGGCATTACGTCTTTGAGAATGTCATCAACCGGAGCAAGGTCTGCAAAACTGTAGGAAAGATCTGTCTGAATTTCCTCAAGCAAACGGGTAAAACTGTCCGCATCGTCTTCACCGTATCGCTCATTGTCGATAACAGAGATTTGTTTTGCGGTTGAATCACTGATTTCACCTAAATTGGCAATCATGACGGTCGGCATACCAAGTTCTACAGCAGCTCTCCAACGATGCTCACCACCTAAGATCTCGTATTTGTCCCTGACCTCACGAACAATGATGGGTTTAAACAAACCGAGGCGAGTGAGTGATTCTCTTAATTTGTCCATGTTCATTAGTGGAACACTGTTGGTATTCCAGCCGTTAGGAACGAGTTTTCCCGTCTCCACCTCTAAAAATTTAGTTTTACTTTCCATTGTATTTTTTCCATACTTTTCCATAAGTATTTACATACCTAATATAATATCTGTTTTTTTAAAAAATATAAGGTCTTATTTATGGATATCGTTATTGCATATAATGCAGTCAACGCATTAATAAGTAAAAATGCCGATGAGGGTGTTTTACGCTGTGTTCAAGATGCACTGAGCTATGAGGTTGATGGGGCACAGTTTAAATCAAGCGGATGGGATGGAAGATCGACAATGTTCAACTGGACAACACGCAGTTTTCCATCAGGTTTTGTTCAGGCAGTGACAAAGAAGTTAGAGAAAGCAGGTCACAGAGTACTTTTGCAGCGCAAGCCGTTGATCCAGCCATTGGGTCAACCTAACCCAAAAATAAACGAGTTCCCGTACAATCCTGATTACGTTTATCAGGATGAAACAGTCGAGCGTATGGTCAAGCAAGGAGGGATGATTGCTCAGATTGCAACTGGCGGTGGGAAAAGCGTAGTGGGCTGTAAAGCCGCCGCTCGTATTAATCAACTGACACTGTTTATCACCACACGATCGGTGCTAATGCACCAAATGAGAGACAATTTTCAACGTTCTATCAACTACAGAGCAGAAAACAGCGAACCTCACCTGAAAGGAGAAAAAATCGGGATCGTTGGTGACGGCATGTTCCACTTTTCGCGCCATATTAACGTAGCAACCATTCAGACTCTCGCTAGCTTTCTTGACGAGTTCCCTCGTTTTGTTGAAAAACTACCACCCAAAGGTAAAAAATCAACCAAGCCGCATCCAACCAAAGAGGAACAACGCAAAGAGTGGGGGAAAAAACGAGAGTTTCACTATCGTAGACAGGCGGCAATCAAAAAACTGTTGCAGGAAGTTCGCTTATTGATACTGGAAGAAGCACACGAATCATCGGGCAACGCTTTTTATGATATCAGCCGCATGTGTGTGAATGCCGATTACCGATTAGGTCTAACAGCAACGCCATTTATGAAAGATTCCGCAGAAGCCAACATGCGGTTGATGGCTGTTACCGGCTCTATTGGAATCAAAGTATCGGAACGATATCTCATAGACAGAGGTATTCTGGCAAAACCTTACTTCCTTTATCTAAGAACAGATTACACACCTGATGATGTGAATATCAAAAAAGATCTTTCTGAAAAGGTTGGAAATTCACGTTTAGGTCGTAACTCCCCATACACACGAGCCGCGCAACTTGGCATTACTTACAATCTTGCTCGAAATAGTCTAATCGTCCATCAGGCAAAAAAAATGGTAGGACACAAATTGACCGTAATGATCCTTGTTAGGCTCAAACGACACGGTCAGATTTTGAAGGAAATGCTGGGAAGTATAGGTATTAAAACAGAATTCATCTTCGGTGAGAGCAAACAGGCTGAACGAATGGCTCAACTCGATAAGCTACGTTACCGTGAGATTGATGTACTAATTGGCTCTACAATACTCGACGTGGGTGTCGATGTTCCCGGTGTCGGTGGTGTAATTCTTGCCGGTGGCGGGAAAGCGGAGGTGGAGTTGCGTCAACGTGTAGGTCGTGGACTTCGTAAGAAAACAGATCAGGCTAATATCTGCTTTGTCGTGGATTTCCTCGACTACTCCAATAATAACCTGCTGCAACACTCATTTGAGCGAAGAAACATTGTCAAAGAAACCGATGGGTTTGTTCAAGGTATTTTATTGGAAGGTGGTGAATTACCTTTTCACTTACTTAACCAATAGATACAATAATATTAAAGGTATTTTTTTATAGGTATATTATGACTAGCAAAGCAAAAGTTGTGCAATTCAGAGCTACACCAAAAGCACAATCTAAAATCAGTGAATTGAAATCCAGACTCAAATCGAAAGGCGTTAAACCAAGTATTGAGATAGTGCTTAATGCACTCCTAGAGAACATCACATTAGCAGAATTCGATAAATGCACTAAACAGATCATTGCCGACAACAGTGTTAAAACACAACTTCTCGAAATGTTCAAAGAAGGCAGGATCACAGAGGAAATGCTCGAAATATTAATGAAAAACGCAGAGCAGTCCGCTGACAATTGATACTTTTCCCCTCTATGAATTCGTTATTATTCGCTCCGCTTAATGGAACATTAAATTAAGCGGAGCGAATAAATATCAGCAATTTAACATCATGCCACTGATGTTAGAGACGCTGAGTATAGTTAAAGAGCCTGCCGAACTGACCACAGCCATACCCTCCACAATACAGTCACTCAGGAGAATACTAGCGCTATCAGGAGCACAGGACATAAACCCGAGAGGTTGAAACCCGTGATTGGATAAAATGTCGAGTGATGCCCTAGATAGATCTATGCTGAGGCATTAGACTGACGATGTTAGTTGAAGAGTAATGCACCAGAACCGAGGCTACCAATCTCGTATAGCACAAAGACAAATCACCCGCTCCATCATTTTAATTGATTGAATCATCTTGAAATGAATCTACAGTTGTTAGCTGGATAAGTCCTGCCCTAGAAAATGGCAGAGAGCAAGATGGTTGGTGTTCTGACTATTACTCTATTAGTATTAAAAATAGTCAGAAAATTCTATTGCATATGTCGGAACTGCTGCGTAATCGTTAAGCTCATGCCTCGGTCCAATATTACCATCACCAATTTTTATCCCTGTTGTTAAAGTTATTTTATTTTCATGAAATTTATATGCGGTCGAATAAAAATTCCAGTCATTATTTCTTTTACTCCATAGAAGATATAAGTCTGTAGCCCTAATCATTGGGGACTTTAAATTTGTAGTAACCACATCATTCTCGCTATTAAAAACAACATTTTCACCTTGGAAGAATGGTACGTATCGACTGGAGTAAGTTAACTCTCCCCGTTCATTCCAAATATGAACCCCACAACCATCTTTCTGTGGAGTGAATCCAGAGGAAAAAACAACCACATATAGATTGCAATCATGAGATACGGTAACTTTATTGTATATTCTGTCAGTAGAGACAGCACAATTTGGATTATCACTTCGGACAAATACTACTTGATTATCTGGGTTTGGCAAATCTGATGGAACACTCCATGACTGCCCTGCGCTCATTTTAATTTTTTTCCTTAATACACAATAACCAAGCTCTTTTTCATTAGAAACAGTTAAAAATTGATTTGCCCCCTTAAAATCTAGACCATAATTATCTTTTCTTGTATTTTTAGAATAGCCATATACATCTATAATAAACTCATCAGTAAATAACCACTCTGAAATAGCATAAAAATCCTCAAGAGAATAACTATCAATTCCCCAAACAATATAGTTACCCTGAATATCGAACTTTGTAATTGGTACTGAATACATATCAGCTCTCAAATAATACAATACATAATACAAACAAGAACACCGAGGCACTATGACCAATTGATAGTTTTCAGCATTAGGTACAAAATGTTTATATTGATATTTGACATTTGCACCTTCTCCCTCTTGCTTTTGTTTAATTGTTGTTAATTTTGTTAATAAGTGGCCCTTTTCATTTAATAAAAAGGGTTTTCCACCATCCGATGGGTAAACAACTAATCCAGATTTTTCCATTATAATCGACCTAACAGCATCCAATTGCAGGTTATAGTGAGTTTAGACCTTTCAGTTTCCCAAGCTCATGTTGCTAACCTAAAAAACTAATAAAAATTTATCATTACATAATATTTTTTATACAGGTAGTACTAAATTCAAAAAATACCAAACCTATTATTAACCCAGCTGCAATCTATATCGCCAAGTTCCAGATTTGATACAGCTTGACGCTACATAAACTAAAATCTAAATCACCTCCATTCTCTCCCATAAATGTTGTTTTAACTCTAAATACATTAATTGAGTTGGGTATTACTTTCACTAACAGAGTTTTCAAAAACGGAAGACATGCCCCTCTTCTAAGAAACTCTCCAATCATATATTCACCACTACGGTAATTGTCAACATAATTGGCACTATTAATGAGTTTAAGAGAGCTGTCTTTTTCGTTCGGGATTCAACGTCACGATATCGACCAGCTGCTCTCTCTATCAGTGTTGTTAATGGGGATGACAACTATGCTGACAATTACCGTCCTCGCCATCACGGTAGATGTCAACATCACGAAATAAAGAAGATGTAGGGTCTTTTATTGCCCTGTTAACCTGTTCTTTAACAGACTCTCGAATATCATCATCGCTAGGTGAACAGGCTGTTAATAAAATAGAACCTGCTGCGATTATCATTTTTAGTGAGTGTTTAATATACAACCTTACTGCAAATAGGGAAAACCGTTATTTTTATCTAACCGTAAAACTTTGTCACTAAATAAATAAGCTATTACACCTCTCATAGCTCTAAATCAGTATGCTATTATTTTTAGCATGGTTATTATGGTGAAAATTCAGACTGATTAGATTTAGAAATAGGCAAAATCACTAAAAGATGGATATTTTCTGACTGGGAAATGAACGGTATTCTTCAGCCTTATAACTGCCATCTTCTTGGCGGATCAAAAATATTTTACGTTCCGCTTTCAGCGCCTTGCTAATCGCTGTTTGATGTACACCCAGCGCATTTGCTGTTTCCGCCTGACCATGTTGTCTAACATATTCTGATAATGGTATTTTTTTCATTTCATTATGTTCAAACATTCAGTTACCTGCTACTTTGCAAGATAATAAGCAAACCGCCAGATATATTATTTCGACGAGAGGATAAAATTTGGAAAATATATAGATATTTTATGCTCTCTATTTTGAGCAATCACATTTCTATTTTTCTGAAATGACGTTCAAGAGAGATTTCGGGGTTATGTATCTGAGATTTTTTGTGGAGAGTTCGCTCAATGAGTTGACCGTTTTTGTCAAAATAGCGGCTGGGCCAGATTTCTGAGGGATGGATTCCGAGGTAATTGGCAATAATCCATTCGCCTTTAGGCCATTGCCTACTGAGGGCATTTGCCAGTGTAGACGAACTGAGTCCTGAGTCACGAGAGAGTGCCGCTAAGGTTGTTCCGCGTTTACGCAATGCCGCAATAATATCGGCTTGATGCCAGTCATACCTCATATATTTCATTCCTGCTACCCCTTCCATTAATCAATATCGATGGTGGTGATTCAAAGCAGGGTTAGCAGACCGGGATCAACTTCCGGCGAGACGTGAGTCTCCCCTACCTGAATCACCATTGAAAGGGCGAGAGCAGGCACACTGGCAGAAAATTCCTACCAGTGGTTGATCTTCAAGGCTGCTAAACCTTGACCACCGGATTTTGCCGATGGCGGAAGCACTTTAACCGATTGGTTTATTTGGATCAATAAGCGAACCACTACAATTGGCCACTTTTTATTGCTTATAAACTTTCTGACGGTTAACAATGATAAGAACCCATCGGGCAAGCAGTGTAAAGGTTGGGAAAATCGCGCTTCTACCCATAGGAGTAAGCGAGAGTATTCAAAGCCTTTATTGGTACTGCAATCATCGTTCTCAAGGCGTTAGTTGCACTTTTAGAATTGATTTAAAATAACGGAAACGTAGATAAGACCATCGAGTTAACCGCTCGATGGCCTTTAATATTTAGGAATGGATCGTTTTTATAAAAAATTCAGAGATTGTATATCAACTCGCATTTGCTTCATTCATTGCAGCATTCAATTTTCCATACAATCGGGAAGCTTTTTCAATTTCAGTTCTGTATCGGGAACTATCTTTATCCAAACCATCGGGAGATCTATATCGCGCACAATTATTTATTTCACATTATCTCTTACAATGTTTGGAGTAGAGCCGTTTTTTACAAAAATCCTAAAAACATTTATTGAATTTGGTAATATTTTTGCGTTTAACGAACTTAGTAGTGACGCACACATAGGATTTCCACCTAAATATGTTGATAAAGTAAAATCACCCGAATGTGTGTAAAAAGTAACTTTCTCTCCAGCATTTAACTCAGCAATTTTTATGCCGTTAAAATGTACGTTTTGAAAACAGCCCGCCCCTATGAAACCCTGATCTCTTTTTACTATGATTGTGCTTTTTCCCACAGTATTGTCTCTACCTGACTCCCAAAACATTCTTTCAACAGGTACCTCTTTAGAGGCGGAAGTATCCAGTCTTGTTGTTGAACACCCCACCAGTAGAATAGAACACAAAACAACCAAAAATACCTTATTTTTCATACAAATACTCTATTATTGATAATTGTTCGCATTGTATGATTGTATAAGTATTTATTACAATATAAATGTACACCGATTATCTGATTTTTAACCCGTCATGTGTTTGGTATGATCCAGTCATATCAAAAAAATCATTAAGTAGAGAAGAAAATGAACAGTGAATTGCCAAAGGTAGATATCACATACGGAACAAAGCGGCATGGTAATAGAAGTTATAAAACCTTTAGCGCGTCAATGCTAAAAATTCAACGAGGTGGAAAATCAGTCAAGGCGCTTAAAACAAGTGGAGAATCATATCTTTCCAACATAGAGAGAGTAACAGCAAATAAAGATTTGTTAATTTTGTCAGATACTAGAATGCGAATTTCAGACCTAGTTTCTATCGAAGTTGTTGAACGAGTCGAAGTTGAAAAAAAACAATCCAGAATGGTGGGTGAACCTATCAATAACACCAATACAAAAACCTTTCATTTAATACTCAATAAAGCCCATGCGGTCGGTAAGGGTGTAGTGGTGTTTATGAAAAGTGGAATAGTTTATAAGGGCGTTTCAGACAATCACGACTTTGATTCCCTATCACTAAACACAGATGATGCACAACTCGTTATCATCATGTACGATGCAGTAAAACGTATTATTCCACTCGAAGCTGACGGAACACTGGCTGAATAATGATTCTAAATTTTAGGGGCTAGGTTAAATGCCCCTAAATAAAATAGAGTTTTTATAAGGTGATTCTTCGAGCTAATTCTCACGTATTATTCTTTCCAAGATATCCACTTTCCTACTAAACGTGTTGATTAACAACCCTACCTGTCGAAACAATTCATATATGAAGTTATATTTTACATATTCATTATAAATATAAGGTTAAATATTGGAAAATGTTATTTATCTAGCCAACACCTTCAATCATTTTAAAATTATTTCTAAGACTTTTAATATTCAATAATAAATTAAAAATTTATAAAAAACTCTTGATCTGTTTTTAAAAAACGTTATTATGAACGCCATCAAGTGAGACAACACTATAAAACAAAGTAAATTAAATCAGCCAACTGGCTACTATATACAGGAATCTAAATCATGGCTAACTTGTCTAAATCTATTATCGTTTCTTCTGTAGCTTCTGTTTCTTCACTGTTACACACACAATATAACGATATCAAGCAACGCTTATCCACTATTGCTACTCCTTCCAGTGCGGAAAAAGCAGAATTACAAGCAGCAATTACTAAAGTTAAATACTTCTCTGGTTTATCTGAATTAGTTGCGAAAAATGACAAAGCTGTTTCCGCTTTATACTTCATCGTTAAAAACGCTAAAAAAGATCCTAGCGACTTATTAAAAGAAATTGCTATTAACTCTTATAGCTTAAATAAGTTTTGTTTTATTATTAGTGGCATTGCTAATAGCTTTTATAATTATGATTTATCAGATATGAGCGCATCCAATATCATGGCAGTTTTAGATTTTATTATTATGGGTAAAGTTAAATTTAGTATGCGCCAATATCGTGACCAAATGACAGCACACAAAGAAAAAGCAGACAAGAAAGCAGATAGCGGATTTACACAGACAAATCAAGCGTTAAAACTTTGTGAACGTCTGGGGATTGTGTCTTATACTGGTGGAAAAATAAGCATGGGTTATGGTGAGTATAAAATCAACACAGAAAACGATTTAGTTAAATACTTAAAATCTATTTTTACCAAAGATAAAGAGACACAAAACGAGTTAGATTTATCAATCGAAAATTAATTACTTTTACAAAATCCGCTCAGAGTAGCGGATTTTTTTGTTTATTTTCCGCTAGTCTTATCACTTCACAAAATCCACTCTTACAAAGCCATAAAGCACACTTATAGCGTTTTGATTATCTTTCTTGTACAAATCCACCAGCCAGCGAAAAAAATCGCTTAAAATCCTTTTCATAGCGTTCTAGTGCTTTTCTGTTTTGTCGTTGATAAATAGTAATATTGAACACCCCATAAAAACGCATACAATCAATTTAGAGACGTTTTTAGATTAAAAACAAAGGAATGTATTAGTAAAAGATAAAATCGCTCATAATGCGATACATTTAGTTCTATTGCCCACCTACAATAGCCTAATTCATTTTGTTGATTGGCTAGATGAATGAATCATAATAAGCGTAACAAAATCATATACGTCATAGTTATAACTTATGTTATTACATTAAAGAATATGATTTCATAATTGATAATTTCTTAATTAATTATTATTAAACTATTTAACTTGCTCTGTGCACCTTAACGTGATGCGACCCTTTCCCCGTTTCCCGAAACCGACCTTTTCCCGAAGGCAGCCGTTTTGAAAGTTTTAAAATACTCCCTTTCGCAGCCGAAGGTTTTACTCCACCTCATTGCACCTATTCCCTTCGGCTGATGACTTACAAAAGAAAGCCGGACTTTCCTCCGCTTTCTTCGTTCCAGTTCACGCACAACACAGTATTACATTACAGGTAAAAAGGCTCTCGACTAAAATCTTTTTTCAATCTGAAAAGCTCAGTGCCATTTGAATAAATTGGCGTTTTATCCAATAGATAGAATGAGAGCGATATATTTTCACAGGCTGATGGATGTTTATAGGTTTCACGTTCTTTTCGTATCTCGTCAGCAATACGCAGTTTTAAACGTAAATGACGGCGGTTTTCTTCGATTTGTTCAGCGATTTGATTGTCCAATTCAAGCTCGTGTTCAAGAGCATCATGATCAATAAATAAGTTTTGAGCGTTGCTGTGGTTAAATGCGTTAGAGCGCATATTGTTTACTCCATTTGGTTATTTATAATATTTTCTTAATGGAGTTATTTTCACATACTGAGTACGGTAACAAAGAGATAGCAGACGGGCACAGCAAGTAATACATCTCATAATGCAGGCAAAGAAATACTGAATACATGCGTTAAATAAACTCTCTGCGGTTTTCCACGGGAGAGTTCGGTAGCCGAGTAGAAAGAGGTCCATTGCCTACGGGAAAGAGGTGGATAAAAAGCCGCTACATTAGCGGCGTGGGAATGAACCTTGTTTCCGATTTTTTTCTGACTTCTCCCGCTTTAAATGCGGGGGGAGTTCTAATGAAAATGTTAAAGTGAATTTAATTCCTTAATGAGTGCTGGGTGGCGTTCAAGCATCTTAAGAAGTTTCAATGATGAACCAGAAGGAATACGACGATGTTGTTCCCAGCTTTGAATTAGGGAGGATGAGACACCAACAGCCTCAGCAAATTCGCTCTGTTTTAACCCAAAGGATTCACGCAAGTTTTTTACATCGGGTAAACGATGATAATGGATATTTTCATTAGGGACAGAAAGTTCGCCTTTTTCAATCGCTACCATCTGCTCCATACTTTCGACCAAGTCATTAAAAAGTTCTTTGTCCATAGTTTCTCCGTCGTATGAACATGCCGCGCAAAGGCGCGGCGTTGATTACTGCAATTTGCTACTGATGGCTTTGAGCACTTCTTTTTCTTTTGCCGTTACATTATCCTTTTTATTTTTAGGATAAATCAAAAGAAGATAGAGCCTTCCAGTTTTGGTTATTGTGTAATAAATAATTCTGACACCGCCACTTTTACCCATTCCCTCACGTTGCCAGCGAATCTTCTTACATCCTCCAGTAGCGCTAATGGTACTGCCTTGTTCATGATTCTTTAATAAGTGCTCCTGTAATAGTCTGAATTCATTATCAGTTAATAATCCAGCTCGTTCTCTACTAAATACAGGAGTTTCGATAAAAACTAAGTATTCCATAACAAACATCCTTGCCATCGATGAGAAATACTATACTCGTACAGAGTACGATAGTCAATAAATAAATCGTACTGCGTACGATGTTTTTTTGCAATGTAAGAAATGTGAATTCTTTATTTCGCCATTTTCTCTTGGCCTGTTTCCATAATCGCCCATTGAGTTAATGTCACCATTTCGTTGATCGCTTTATCGCGTTCTGACATTGTGTAGTGTTTGGCAACTGTTGTAACACGTCTTCCTGTCTTTACGCTTCAACGCAATCCGTGTATCAATGAGTTTCCCATCAGCTTTGCGATAGATTTTTTCTTCTACTCTCTACGGTTTTTCACGGGAAAGTGCGGTAGCCGGGTAGAAAGAGGTCCATTGCCTGCGGGAAAGAGGTGGGTAAAAAGCCGCTACATTAGCGGCAATAAAATGGCATAACTAGGGGTATAACCAGCAGTTATTGTTCAACCTTCTATCTATGAATTAATCCATCACAATACGTATGGTTGCCCCACATGCAGCGGCGTATCTCTCAAGAGTAGAAATACTGGCTTTACGAGCATTTTTTTCCAATTTACTAACTGCCGGTTGCGTTATTCCCATTCGTTCAGCAACCTGTGTACTATTTAAACCAGCTCGGCGGCGTAGATCAGCCAAAAGTTCTTGCAATTCTTCCTCTTTCTTCTCTGCAAGATAAGCCGCCATTACATCTGGATTCTGCAATGCTTTTGCCTTTATTTCAGAATAAGGAATACCTTTAACTTTCATTTGTCAGCTCCTCAAGTCTCTTCAATGCTAATTGAATCTCTGCCGGGGGTGTCTTCGCTGTCTTTTTAATAAACGTACGTAAAATATATATTTTTTTACCTTTAGTAAAAGCAAAGAAGGTACGTGTAATATCCTTTTTACCTGCTCTCAGCTCAAACAGACCATCCTGAATAATATCAGTGTGGGGGTAACGTAACTGATTACCTTGAGATTCAAGTTTATCCAATGCGGAAAATGCTTTACCTTGCATAGCGCTATCAAGGTCTAATATTTCCTGTTGTGCTTCAGGATGAAAGATCAGTTCAAACACAAAGTAGTTCCTTCCCTAACTAACCAAAGAAAGTATAACCTATAAGATATGATAACTCAAAAGTTATGTATAACTTATAGGAAATGAATAATTATCACTTAGATGGATGTATAGTGCCACCAGCAGATAGGTATCAAAGGAAATGTGTTAGGGCCAGTAAGAAATAGAAAGGCGTAGTTTTTACTCTACGCCCTCGGAGGTATCAATCTATCGACCGTTACTTGCTGACTTCTGCCGTAGGTTGTTCAATCGGCTTTTTGCCAACCAATGCCAAGACTGATTCTGGCAAGTATTGTTCGGCAGACATGTCACCCATAATGCGAAGGCCATAAGTGCCAATCCATGTGGAATTGTTTAAGCCACTTTCCAGCACGTCGCTCACTTCAATCATCAGGTTTTTGAATTGGCCTTCTACATCTTTGCGATAATGCTCGATTACCGATGTACAGAACTGATCATTACCACGACTCAAGCGAATAACACCTAAGTCGAATTTCTGGCTGCGATCTTTACCAGTGATACGTTTGAATGTGGCTGTAGTAACTTCTTCACCAGTAGCGCGATCACGAACAATGGCGGTGATTTCTGCAATTTTCTCACCAGCGGCTGCATTCTTGCCAGATGAGTAGTACATATCGAAAACGAGGTTTGAGCGATTGATCTTTTCCATGATAATTATTCCTTGTTAACCAATTTCCATTATTGGGTTAATTATCTTAACTTCTGCATTTTGTTATTCAAGTTGTTTTCTTATTTATTTGTTTTCTTAGGTGTCTAATAGAGGAAATGGAATGAATAGATTGAATAGACCTTTCGTTGTTATAGTTTGATTGTGTCACCGTAGGCAACCGTAAGTGAACAACCTTCATTTCCCGTAGGGGGAGATTTAACATTTTCTTGTTCCGTGCCGGGTGCTGCCGTAGGGGAGGAGAAGGGCGGTTCAGGATTGAAAAAATACGGGAAAAGTACGCGCTCCCTCCTGCTCTTCTTACCTTACATACTCTACTTGCTACTGTTCTCTCTACCGCTTTCTCTACGACGTACTGAACAATGTTTACTACCAAATGATTTTCGGTCCAGAACTACTACTTTTGTTGTTCTCTCCACATATGTGTTTCTTGTAGCTTCCTGTAATGGATATAACCCATATGCCTTTATTCATTATCTTATTGGATTGATGGTTTCCCTTACTGTATGGATTATTGTCTTCTATATCTTGATGATAACGTATCAGCCATCCATTTTATTTTGTTATTTTTAAGCATAAGATATTTACCCACTTTTCTTATTTATCTTACTGTTACACATTACTTACCTTCATAGTTTATGCTTTGGCATTCCTGCTTGTTTTGTTTCTGCTGATTTTCTGGAGCTGCTGGTGTTGACGTATTCAGGAAATTGCCTTAATTGTTGCTTTTAGGTTTTTCTTTGGAAAATTAGGTTGTCTGCTAATGGCTGGTTAGTTGCCTAGCAGAATTAGGTTGGTCATTTTCCTGAGTTTATCAGGTGAGGTTGTTTCTATTTGAGATTGCCGGATTGGAGTTTCTTATTTATAGATTCAGATTAGAGAATTGGGACTTAAAACTGTAAGAATTAGCCTGCGAATAGATCAACTTTTTGGTATTCGAAAGTCGATTTTTTGTTGATATTACGTTGATCTAGTTATCTTAATACCGGAATGAACATATCTAATTGATTTAAATAATAAAATTTAACATGGTAAAACTAAAGGGGGCGGTCAATTCACACTTATAGAAATGGTCAATCATAGATAATGCTTTTTCATTATATTTGACGAGCACTTATTAACCGAGGGTATCAAATATAGATGGAGGTAATCACAAAATTTCCCTCCACCCTTTGTCCTTATTTCCTATCGATGATAAACACATTTACTGTCACACCCGTGGTTTCGTAAACGTATCACCATTAGTCATTCTGGTTCTTCTTAGAGACTCACTCCCAAGAAAATGTAGCTTTTCTTGGATTAAATGTCAGCCTAGCTTTCTTCCAGTATTCTTTTGTCAGAACCATCTCTATACATTGAGTAGGATAAAGGTCATCTGCTGGGGAAAATGTTTCATATGCGGAATCTGCATTAAGTTTAAACTGATGCGTGATTTTCATTTCCGTTTTACCATCAGGGCGTTGTAGTCTCTCGCACTCGATGAACGCTTCATCAAAATCATCAGGTAATCCTTCAAGCATACAGCCTTGTGCCCATGAAAGGAGTTGGTCAGGGGTGTATTGCTCCGCTTCTTCGTCTGAGGTTCTAGGTTTGTTTAAGACACGATCTAAAGTATTCATGAGTGATGACAACATTATTGTGGATATCTCTGATAAAGAATTTAGTGAGCGTGTTATAAAATAACTGCCAAAATCAAGCAACCGAATTTTTGGATACGGCTATTCCACCATGAGCATTATGTAAAATCAGTCTTTGTTCCCGAAGAATATGTGCAACGATGAGATATCTGAATTCAAAACAGAAACGGTTGTATTTATTGTTTACCTCTCGATGAAAATAATAAAATTTTCTTAATGAAATTATTTTTATGCATATGGAAATTTATAAAATAAATTATTTAGAATATTTGGTTATCAGGAAACTGAGTCAGTAGTAACTTTAGGTTTATTTATTCACCCATACATGGACGCAAGAGGGGGATTAGTATTATTGAGGAATGATTTATGTGGAAAATTACGTAATGACTGGCAC